ATCAGAGAGGAGCTTGGCTGGTGCTGGTCAGCGCAGCGTTGCTGGCGGCGTTCATCGCCATGCTTGCGAGTTATCTGAGGCTCCCTGAGCATGGGTATCTCCCTGCCGACTTCCCGATTCAAATGGCTATGGCCTCTGCAGGTTTTTTCAGCCGGTTCGCGATCAACTTGGCACTGAGAATGGCAGGCAGAGTCGAGTACAAAGCCGACGATTTAACCGACCGCGTGGTCGATCATTTCCTGCCCCCAAGCAACACGAAGGACGACGATAAATGACTCAGACCGTTCGCCAGATTGCCGAGGCTATCGTCGCTCGTGAGGGGGGTTTCGTTAACGACCCCGACGATCCTGGCGGGGCCACCAAGCATGGCGTCACCATCGGCACCATGAAGGCCTTGGGCCTCGACTTGACCAAAGACGGCAAGGTCACCGTCGAAGACGTCAAGGCTCTGACCCAAGCTCAAGCAGTCGACATCTACATTCGGCACTACTTCGAGAAGCCCGGCATCGCTTCCTTGCCGGCCGCGCTGCAAGCGACCGTATTCGACATGCAGGTCAACGCCGGTGCGAACGCGGTCAAGATCCTGCAGCGCACCCTGACTGCCCTTGGCTTTCCTTGCGCAGTTGACGGAGACATCGGCCCCGGCACCATTCGGGCGGCGCAGACTGCGGTGGAAACCAAGGGCGATCTGGCCATGGCTGACGCCTACGGCATCGCCAGACGCAACTATTACTACGCCTTGGCAGACAGTCGCCCAGCCAGCCGCAAGTATGCTCGCCGCAAGGATGGTGGCAAAGGTGGCTGGATAACTCGGTCTGAAGAGTTCATCAGCCCCAAGCTTCACCTGACAGACGCCCAGCACCGAGCACGCGTGGCAAACTGGTCATGATCCGCCTCTATGCCATTGCTGGCTTGTTGGCTATTTGTCTAGGTCTGCTCTGGAATGGTCAACGATTAACTAACCGGGCAGAGGCAGCAGAAACTGCCCTTGCCAGCGCCAAAGCGCAGATCCTTCAGGTTCGCGCAGCAGACGAAGTGCACCGCACCTATCTCGTTGTCGCTGCCGGCATCGAGGCCGGTTACGATGCCCTGATCTCTGAGTTTGAAGGAATGGAGGGAGCTGATGCGCCACTGTCTGATTATCTGCGCACTGTTGACGAGCGGTTGCGCTAAGGCTCTGCCAGAACCGTTGCAGCCTTACATCCCGGCGGATCTGCTGATGCCATGCCTGACCCCGGCGATGGCATCAGAAACGGAAGGCCAGTTCGCTCGTAAGGCTCTGCGCATCGCTCAAGACAGGGACTGCGCTAACGGCAAGATCCTCGCAATAGGCGAAATCGTGGCAGGCCCTCAGTGATGCTACACGCTGCAGGCGAAGCAGCCGAGGAGATCTAAGAGCCATCCGGGGGGATCCTAGAATGGTGTTGAACTGACCCTACGATAAGGTCGGCTAGACGGGACGCTTCCCCCGGTCCGTGGGTCCTGACCAGATACTCGCCTAGCGCCAAGCATTTGGCTGCTTCCGACACTCCAGTGAGCCCGGTGCGTAGTGCATCGGGCTCACTCATTGGTTGCTTCCTTGACCAGAAAATCATAGCTCGAAGTCCTCCACTTCTGTCTGCTGCATGATGCGTTTGAATTCCGCGACCGACATGTCAGAGATCTCCCTCTTTCTACGGTTGGAGTTGAGCGTGCCGACATCAACAGTGTTGCGCGCTACGATGTCGAGGTTGTGCACGTCTTGGTCCACTCCCAGCCGGAAGAGCCTCATCCAAGACTGCCAGATCTGCCCAGCGTTGTTGTTGGAGCAGTAGTAGATGTTCCGCCAAGCAGCACCTTGCATGTTCCATCCGGTGCCACCGGCCGCTGGGGAGCCGATTATGTATTGCAAACCGCTGTTCGGGTCTTTGAAGCGTTCGACAATGGCCCTGCGATGCTGCTTAGGAGTGTCTCCGTTCAGGATCTCTCCTTTGTCGCCAAGCAGCTCCTTCTGCAAGCGATGGTCTTCCTTGAAGCAAGACCAGATGACCGCCTTCTTCCCTCGATAGATATCGAGGATCGACATCAGGAGATCCAGCCGGGTTGAGTCAATCTGGTGCACGATCCCTGCCCGATCCGTGAGCCGCCCGCATGCGATTTCTCTCAGCTTAGTTAGCTTGGCTATCTCTTGACGCAGGACGTAGACCGGTCCATCTTCCGTGTACTGACTCAAGTCTACCATCAGCTCTTCTTTGAGCTGGTCGTAGGCTTGCCGGCAACGGTCACTGAGGTGGAACCTACTAACCTCGAATACCTGCTTGGCCTTGATGTCTGGTGCACCGACATGTACGTAAGGAGCCATCTTGTCGTGCAGGTACTCTTGATTGTGGTAACCGACCACGTGCTGGTTATTGAACCCGCCCATGCGACAGAACATAGATTTGAATCCTTCGTAAGTCCAGCACCCGATGACAGACGGATCCAAGAAACAGAACTGAGAGTAGTAGTCTTGGATCCCCAGCGGCGTAGGTTCCCCAGAAGCGATGACCCTGACTGCCCAATCGTCCCTGTTGCCGATAGCCCTATCGCTTAGCTTGCTGTCGTCAGTCTTAAGCCGCTGGCTCTCGTCTGCTGCAGCTGCCATGTTGCCTGAATCTGCGAATCTCTTCGCAGCGGCGAAGCCTGCGTCTGACGTGGCGTAGGACTCATAGTTCATGGAAAAGATTCTGAACGTGTCAGGATCCGGCCGGAAGATCTTCTCATCCAGCTTCTTGCCAGACCTCCAGGGAACTCCAAACCAAGGTATATCGGCGTGAATGTGCTTCGGAGCTTCGTCGTAGATCCACTGCTCGTGAACCCCGGCGTAGCTGAAGACGAACAGTCCGTCGATCTCGCCTGCGCACCAAAGATCGACCGCCATGTCGAGCACCATCTTTGTCTTTCCTGCTCCCGGCTTCTCGAAGAAAGCGAACAGCTTCTTGCCTCTGGATTTACCAAAGGCTTCGACTTGCAACTCAGTTGGATGATAGGCGGTCGAGAATGGTTGCCTTGGTCCAGAGGCGAGCTTCTTGGTGCCATCGCTGGCAGGCAGCAGGAACTCTGCATCCCTGAACGAAGACCTCACGTAAGCCACGTTCTTTGGCGTCAGCTCGAAGTACATGATGCGGTCCACGAATTTCTTGCGCTCAGGCATAGCCTTGGCCTTCTCCATGAGGGAGATCGTCCAAGACGGAGAGCAGGAAATCCGACCGCGAGGGGGGCGAAGGTCTACGATGATGCGGGTCAATTCAGTCCAGCTCCTTTCGCGACGTGAGGTGCATTCTTCTTAACCCATTCAAGAAGGGCACGCAGTTCCCCCGGCCCTAGGGCGACAGCCATGTTGCGGTGATCATTCGCGCCCAGCCAGATCTGGCTCAAACCGGCCGCGTCAAGGCCGACGTAGACGCCATCACCTAGATGGGAAGTGTTGAGCGTGACGATGCATGGCATTTATAGCCTCCTATATGCTGTAGGTTGCTTGGCTGTCCAATACTTGGACCTCGTCGTACTCGATGTCGCTGCCACGGTATTCTTCCATGGCAGCTTCCCAAGACAGGCCTGCGTTGAGTGCCTCTTCAGGGTCATCCGTATCCAGAACGAAGGAGACGGAGCGACAAGGCGTGCCGTCAGGGTTGATCTCGAAGTCGAGCAGGAAGCCTATCACAGTGTAACGCTTGCTTGGGTAGCTCATGGTTCGTCTCCTTGGTTGGGTTGGCATTCAGGATGCTCCCCCCAGAGCCAACCGGGGGAGTCACCAGAAGGTCAGCTAACGTCAAGCGTGATGGCTTGGATCTCTTCCTGGAAGCCATCGGCGAGATCTTCCTCAGTTTGCCCTTCCTCGTTCTCCGAGGTGACTTCATCCTCTCCGTCGCCGTCGTCCTCTTCCGGCTCGAATTCAGGCTCGTCAACGCCTTCTAGTTCGCTGATGAAGGCGTCGAGAGCTTCGATCCGTTCCTGGATCTTTTCGCCAGAAGAACCTTGCTGAAAGCCTTCAGGCATGCCGTCGAGCTTCTCCTGCTGCTCGTCACGCAGAGCCTCCGCATCGCTGATCAGTTCCTCCAGGAAGCTATTGACGCTCTCGATCGTGCCATCGTTCTTGAAGTCTTCGACTCTTTCGTTCAGCCCATAAGCCTGAACCTTGTAGTCGCTCATGGTGAGCTGGCTCTGGCGCGGATAGGTCTTGGACCGGCGATCAAGATGCCGCCGCGTTGCATCTTGATCGCCCACACGAAGTGGGCATCTCCTTTCTTGATGCCGAACTGCGGATAATCTTTGCCGGCCTTCTTGATCTTGGTTACTTTAGGCATTGCCGTCTCCTATGGTAGTGGTTACAGAGCTTGGTGCTCCGGATGCCAGCCTCTCTCGAGGCTGGGCACCGCAACATCATATCGCCAGGACAGCGTAGCAGATCAGACCCAGCGCAAGCAACCCCAGACAATCGGCCAGTGCACCACGTATCCGGCCGGGGCGAGACCGGCTCATTTAAGGATACCTAAGATGCTCGCCAACGCTTTGGTCTGAGCGACTGTCAGTTCTCGCTTCAGGAAGCGGGCAACCTTATGCAGATCATCGGCCTTGGCTTCCTTGATCCGATTCTCGACTGCGACCTCGATCGCATAGTACATAGTGTTGGTTCCGTCTTCCTTCATGGTGCGTCTCCTCTGGTTGGCACTCAGGATGCTCCCCCGGCGACGGGGGAGGCACCAGAATGTCAGCTCTCCTTCTTCTTCAAGTAGCTCTTGCGACTGGAGAGCTTCTTCTTCTCGTCAGCCGACAGTGATTTCAGCTCGTCATCGCTGATCGTCGCCATGTCCGCGTAGGCCAGAGCAATGAGCTGATCGAACGGACGCAAGACGCAGCTTTCCTGGGCGTCTTCGACCGGCTGGTGGTCCTCCGGTGCCACCAAAGCGACAGGAGGAGCTTTCAACTCTTCACCATTCATGTCCACTACGCCACCGGCGAAGTCAGGAAACTCAGAAGCCAAGAAGAGCTCCATCGCGCCCCACAACGCCTCGTTCACGAGCACCTGAGCACGAGCTCCGGACAGCGGCCGGAGCGACCGAGCACGAGCTCCTGCTCTCTGGAAGGCCACATCGCGGCTCTCAGCCAAGCTCTCCTGCAGGACGTTGTAAGTCATCCAGAGCGACCGGCGACCGTCGCTGGCGACGTCCTCCAGCCCGCGACGAGCCTTCAGCACCATGTGCGGCTCGACCCAGTTCGGCACGCCACGGGACTTCATCATCAGCCGCGCCAGCTTGTTCTGTTGAGGGCTGGTCAGCATCAGAGCGTCCATGAAGCCCATCCGCCGGTCCATGGACTGGAGGCGTGAGCCCATGGTGTCGAGGGTGCCAGAGAAGGCGTCCCAGTTGTTGGCTTCGCCGAAGTGGCGCATCACGATCTTGCCGAACGACTTCTCGGCGATGACCATGCCGTTCGAGCAGACCAACCGGAAGACGCCTGCGTAGGCCTTCAGAGTCGAGCGGCCGTTGTGGCTATTCGAGATCACCAGCTCAGGCACCGAGTCGCCGACCGCCCGAAGATCGATCGTGCTCGGAAGGCGGAAACGCATGAAGTGCTCCTGACCGCGAGGGTCGCGCCGACGGGAGAACTGCTGGCTCACCGAGACCAGCGCCAGACCGTAGCGGTCGATCAAGGTCTCTGCGATCTTGAAGCTGGGCATGAACTGGTAGTCTTCGCTCATTCCCACAGGGCGAGTGGCCGTGATGGCCGGATAGTTGGTGGTCAAGAAGCCGCGAGCCTCTTCGGTGCGAATGTCCAGGACGTCGCCTTCAGCGGTACGGTAAGTCATCGTATCGTCTCCTATGGTAGTGGTTACAGAGCTTGGTGCTCCGGATGCTCCCCCGTCGCCGGGGGAGTCACCGCAACATCACAGCCAGCGCGAAGTGATGGTCGCAAAGGTCGCAGAAACGAAAACAGCCAAGGCCAGCAACATGACAGGGCTGGCTTCGGAGAGAAAGTTCAAGGTCAGTTCGACGATGGCTTCCATCGTATCGTCTCCTATGGTAGCGGTTACAGAGCTTGGTGCTCAAGGTCACTTCTTCAGCTGAACCCAGAGCTCGTCAGCCAAACGCTTGGCGACCTTCTTTGCAGCCGCTTCGACTTCGGTCATCGGCTCGATCTTGTAGAGCTGCACGATCCGGAGAGCACTGTTGGCTGACCAGTCAACCACTTGGCCATCAATGATAGCCAGTGCATGGCCTCTGGTACGAGCGATGAACCGACCCTCAGGGAAGGTGCCGGGGAACCGACGAGGGTGATGAGTGGTCACGTTCTTGAGAACGCTGCAGTGAGGCAAGGGATACTTGGCCAAGATCTCATCGAGGTCGACCCTCGTACGCTTGAACCCAAGCAGCTTGATCACTCTGCCGGAGATGTAATCCGGCGTGCCTTTGCCGGGCTTCCTTCCTTCCTCCAAGAAGAGCTGGTGAACCTCTTCGTAAGGCTTGTCGGTCGCGGCCGCAACCGCAATGACAGCGCAAGCGTTCTTGTCGCTGAAGCTCCTGACGGTTGCTTCGAGTTTGGTAAAGGTTTCGTGCTTTGGCGTCTTCTTGAGTGCGGGCATCTTCGTCTCCTTGGTTGGCCTTCAGGATGCTCCCCCATCTCCGGGGGAGTCACCAGAACGTCACTCCTCGTCGCGGTCTTCTTCGGCGTGCTCCTTGCACATTTCTTCCCAGCCGTCGAAGGTCGCCTCGGCTTCGTAGCTGTCGCTCTGGAAGCGGATGCCAACTTCCTCAAGCATGTTCATGCAGAGCTGAAGCATCTGGCGACGGGCACTGGCCTCTTCGCGGCTCAGGTCTCCATCGCGCAAGTTGCTGGAGCAGTCGCGCAGATCGGACAGCGTGTTCTGGAAGCGGCAGTAGGACATGTTGGGCATCTTCGTCTCCTTGGTTGGGTTGGCCTTCATGAAGCTGGCACCCTAAGATGCCAGCCGCTCAAGGTCAGGCGACAGCTGCTTCGTACTCAGCAGCCGGGGTGAACTTACCGTCCACATAGATGCGGGCAGGGAACTGGTTGAAGGGGTTGCCGAGAGCACTGACCTTGAAGATGGTCTGCTGTTCAACCCTGATCTCACGACCGCTGCGGTTGCCGGTGATCGTGAAGTCAGCGCCACGGCTGAAGACAGCTTTGAAGTCTCCGATCTGGCCTAGCTTGGCTTGGAGCTTGCGGGCAAACTCGGCTATCTGCGCTTCGGCATTCTCGGCGGCGACCTTACTCAGCCACTCAACCTTGACGTCTCCTGTCGGCTTGGCGCCAATACGGTTGCTGTCCATTACTGCGAAGCGACGGGCGAAGATCCAAGTGCGGTCGTTGCCGCGTCGGATGCTCTGCTTGGCTGCGTCGCTCATTGTGTCCCAAGTCTCAGCGTAGCGCTTGACTTGGCGCGTGACATAAGCTTCGAAGTCGGCTATGATCAGCGGCTTGAGCGGCTCGAAGGCGTCTGCGAAGTTGTTCATGTTCGTCTCCATGGTTGAGTGGGCAGTCAGAAGCGGTCGCGCACGGCCGCTCGTGAGACCCCACTGGGGTTCTCGTTCTCTGCCGGAAACCAGAGCGGGAGGTTGCGCGAGGATCAAGTGCCTTCGGTCCGCATCTCCCGACCTACCGGTCAGAGGGCTCATGATCGGGGAGCCTCACCGCCGGACCCAACCGGGTCCGTACAGTACTTATGCCTGAACCCTTAAAGAAGGCACTAACTATTTCACAAGTTCGGGAATTATTATGCATGCGTCAAAGGCCACAAGATTTGGTCAAGGTTGGTCAACATAGGTTTAGCTCACCCTTGTAGTCTAAAGTTCGTAGAGTGGTTTCACCTTAATAACATGGACTTACATGTCGGAGGAAGATCTGAATACTTCGGATGGGCTTCTCATCCGGTTCACGATCTCTTTCACTTCATCATCGTTCGTGAGGTTCTTGAGGGCCTTGGCTCTCGCTTCGATGCTCCTCCACACGACTTGACGGAGCCGAGAGCCCAACGGCCGCGCCGGATCTACCGCGTACCCATGCTCGTTGAGTAGAGTGCAGATCCTCTGAGGGCTGACGAAAGCCCGGTTGTTAGCTTCCTTCTGGAGCCAGAGCCAGAGCTCTTTGATGTCCACGCAGACGTCGGCATCCATCCTCTCCATCATGACCAAGATCATGCGCTCGTCGTTCGGCATCGACTGGTCGATCAGGTTGGACTTGGAGAGCGTTCGAGGGGCTTGATCTCCCTCCAAAAGATACCCATCCCATTCCAGTAGTTCAGAGGCAAGATATCTCATCCCCCCGCCTCTGGTCCACTGGCGTAGTTCGCCGTACCTGCCGTAGAGCTTCTCCGGCAAGGCAGGCACGTACCAGCGCCGGTCGTCTGACTCGATCCGGAGAGCCTCCATAGAGTTCGACGCTGCGCAGAAGTGAGTCCAGTTTGGTAGAGTGTAGTTGACCACGTGCTTGTTGTTGGCCTCCACGAACTCGTCGGTGATCAAGGTTTTCAGCCGGTTGTAAGTCTTCCAGCTCTGGCCTGCATAGATCTCGTGCACGACCACCAGACGCTTGTTGACCAGCCAGCCGTTGAAGTCTCCTTGGATCATTGCGTCTCCCGGGAAGGAAGCGTGCTTGCGGCCGACCAACTCTGCTATCATGTTGAGCAGAGTACTCTTGCCTACGCCTTGCAGCTTCGACAGGAACAGCAACCCGAAGGCCATCCGACGTTCTGGCTTGGCATACAACGTCGCTATCCAAGACATGACCACTTGCCGCTCTTCTGGGTTAGGGATCATGTATTCCATGAAATCCCAGAACGGCTTAGTTTGTTCCCGCACGCTGTTGCTCTTGACCGGCTTGAGCCTCCGATCGACGTATTGGTTTAAGCAGTACTCGCTATCCAGCCGAACGATGCCCGTAGGCAGAGACGGCATGAATGTGACTTTGTCGCAGATGTGACCCGCGAACTTGGAGAACAAGGCTGCAGTGTCAGGCACGTCGGAGAATGGCCTGACTGCGATGTTGAACTGGTCTCGGTTGAATGACACTTCAGGATTAGAGATGTGAGCGTAGTGCTGCAGGTTCTGGATGCGGATCCAGTTGTGGGCGAACACTTCGCGCACTTCGTATATCGGCCTGCCGTTCTCTGTCTGCGCAACTTCAGTCGTAGCCCAATCGCAGGAGACCAGCATATCCTCAATCAGCTCGCCGATATACCTACCGCCTACTTCGGTCTCGCTCTCTTGGGAGAACATGCGATCGGGGATCGGGTCTGCTACATCCCAAGACTTGGGCCATTGAGCGTCCATGCGAACGTACGAGACCGGGCATTCGAACTTGGCCGAAATGTCGTTGATCTTGCTCCGGCCGACGAAATCGTTATCCGGAAATATGACGACTTCCCCCGGCTGGAGGCTCTGCAGCTCGTGCCACAGCGTGCGGTGCAGGTGATGCGCACCGCCGATCCAACCTACATGCACTCCAGTCTTGAAGAACTCACTGAACGGATGCGAAGTATCGCGAGCTACGGTTTCAGCCGCCTTGCAAGCTTTAGCTCCTTCATGCAGGAAGACCCTGTCTCCTTTGCGAACCTTGTCGATGCCGTAGATAGGCAAGCCTTCTTCCGGCTCTATAGCCCGCCACTCTCCGTCATCCCACAGCGTCTGCGGAACATATCTCTTGTCTCCGTTCTCCAGCTCGATGCGGACTTGGATGAACCTGATCGGACCGTTGCTTGGCTTGCGGAATACGAAGAGCTTGTCTTCAGGGGCATTGAGGATCAGCTCAGGCAAGTTTGAGTTGCTAAGCGCAGCCACCGTAACTTGAGCAGGGAACTTCATTGCCTTGATGTCAGCTGCGATGCCCTCAGACTCAGCGGCCGTTGGGAGGAGATGGTCAGGAGCTCTTACTGAGCCGTCGCGCCTGAACCTGACGCTGTACACGTCCTTCTCGTAGCCTAGGCTCTGGGTGGTTATCGAGGCGGTGAAGAGGGTCCGCATCTTAGCGCCTATGCGCTCAAGATACCTGACAGCTGCAGCGGAAGTCTCGATTGGAGATATCATTGCCGGAACTCTCCCAGCGACCTGACCATGTCGCAGAATATGATGCCGCCACCGTCTGGCTGAGATCCTTTGACAGCCCAGAGTGTAGTTCCTGGCCTGCCTCGATCGAGCATGTCTTTACCAAACTTCTGGTACTTGTCGTTATTGAAGAACACCTTGATCTGGCCAGTGTCGTCTTCCATGAGAGCTGTCATTTTGGTTCCGCCGCTCTTGTCGTCCTTGCGCGGTTGAGCTTTGACTAGCCTCAGGAATAGCAGCAAGTCTCTCTCCGGCCGGTCTCCGAGTTTGTCGACAGCCAACGGCTTAGAAAAGATGTTGATCTCGGTCAAGTCCGGATGGTTCTGCGCAATCGACTGAGCTATAGGCCTCAGGTTGTCAAGCGGGGTCTTCGGATCCTTCAAAAGGTTGACTGCACGCTTCGGCAGATCTCCTCCACGGTCTCTGGCTAGGACGTAATCCTGAGCAGTGCGACCGCCGAGACCTTTCACCAGACTTATCGGACCGACCAAACCCTTCTTGGTAACCTGCCACTTGAGGCCTGAAGTCTCAGGGTCTACTGGAATGTAGCTCACGCCTTCATCCTCTAGCTCTCTGAGCTGGAGACGCTGACGTGCCGGCTCATCCTCATGGTTGAGCAGCGCAGCTGCATACTCCAGCGGATGATGAGCCTTGAGATAGCAGCACCAGTACGAGATCATCGAGTAGGCCACGGCATGAGAGCGGTTGAAGGCGTAGGAACCGTAGGTCAGCAGATCGTCCCAGAAGCGCGTAGCCACGTCTGCAGGGATATCTCTCTGTTTAGCTCCGGCCATGAACTCATCCCGGAACTCTTCCATGCCCTTCGCGCCACCAAAGTACTGCACAGCCTTACGGAGCTTGGTCACTCTTGCCCAGTCCATGCCGCCAATCTCTCTGCCTGCCTGCATGACCTGCTCTTGATAGAGCACGATGCCTTTGGTTCGACCAAGGATAGGTTCAAAAGCTGGGTGCTCTATGCGCAGGGGGGTGATTCCCTTGCGTACTGCGATCCACTTGTCTGTCCCCCCGGCTCCTAGCGGTCCGGGACGGCCCAGAGCAGTTGTCGCGACCATGTCCTCGAACTCTTCGATCTCGAAGGCTGCAGAGACCTGCTGCACTGAGCGGCCGTTGTATTGGAACACGCCAGAGAAGAGCTTCTTGTTGAGGGTCCCGAAAGCACCCTTGTCGTCCAGCGGCAAGTTCTGCAGCCATTCGAAAGGCTTGCCTATCAGCAGCAAGCAATCCTCAAACACGGACAGCTGCTTCAGACCAAGAGCGTCGATCTTTAGCAGACCGAGATCCTCAGCATCCTTCTTGTCGACTTCGGCAGTGTTGGATCTGGCATCGACCGCCACGTACTCGTGGATGGGCAAGTCGGTCACAACCACACCGGCCGCGTGAGTGGAGTGGTGCCTTGGGTGGCCTTCGAGCCTATCGATGATAGCCAGCTCCGGGTGCTCTCTCATCAGGCGAGTGCCATCTTGGGTGTTCTTCATGGCCATGGCCAGCGTGGTGTTGCCTTCCGTCTTCTCTACGTTGGCCACCACTGACTCGAACTTGAACTGCGGTATCTTCAGTGCAGCTGACAGCTCCTTAGCTAACTGACGTTCTCGAGTGAAGGAGACGGTCCCAAGCCGGGCAACGTGATCGCGGCCGTAACGGTCAGAGAGGTACGTGAAGACTAGATCTCGGTTCTGGTGACTGAAGTCGATGTCGATGTCCGGCAAGTCGGTGCGGCCGGGATCCAAGAATCTCTCGAAGAGCAGGTCGTGCTTGATCGGGTCCACAGTGGTGATGCCCATCAAGTAGCAGACCAGAGATCCGCAGGAAGATCCTCGCGCTGGGCCAACGAACATCTTCGTCTTGGCGTAACGGATCAAGTCGGCGATGATCAGGAAGTAGTCTCCGAACCCAAGCTGCTTGATGACGGCCAACTCACGCTCTAGCCTAGCCGCGTAGACCGGATCTGTTAGGTCTACGTTGAGCGACGGCGCAGCATAGTCGCACCACTCCTCAACCGTCTTATCAGTCTTCGGCTTGATTAGTTGCGGCCGAAGCATGTCTGCCGTGCACATGCCATACAGCTCTTGCCTGTTGGCGAACGCCTCCGGCGTAGCGTAGACCGACAGTTCGGCATCAGTGAGAATGTGCTGCGGCCAAGTCTGAGTGTTTGCGTCGCGGCCCATAGCGATGGAATAAGCGTGCTTGTCCTCTGGCGCAGGATACATGTTGTCTGAGCAGGCTATCGGCCTCCAGCCAAACTCTTTCGCCCACCGCTGCATCGCCGGGATTTGGCCCGGACCCTGAGCGTATAACCAGTCTCTGCCCCTATCAAGAAATCCTGGATTGATCCTGCGACCGAGGATAACCTTGAGGCTTGAGTCGAGGCTGTTTAGCTGAGGATAGGTTAGCATCGGCTCGTAGCGAAACTGACTGAAAGCTAACTCCAATGCAGCATTCAGCGGACCTAAGCTGGTGGTCGCTATCAGCGTCACATAATTGAGGTTCATCTTCTTTGCGTTAGGCGAGTCAGTGACTGCAAGTTCTACGCCGAAGATCGGTTTCTTGTTTGCCTTGAGGCACAGCTTGCGCCAGCGGTTGAAGCCATAAGCTGAGGCACGGTCGGTCAGGGGGGCATGCTCTGAGAAAGTTCTCGCCAGCACGTCTTCTAGGAAACCGTACGCAGTACGGAATGAATAGCCGCTTCTAATTCTCAAGGTTCGTCTCCTCTATTTTCCGAGGATGCCCTGCCCAGAGAGCAGAAGCACCAGGAATAACAACGATTGCAACAGTTAAATGTCCCCCCGCCTAGCCATCTCTTTGGCGCAGCGATACGTCGCCATGACGTCATTCCTAGCCCGGTGAGCCTGCTCGAAGCCTTGCCCGAACAGGTAGGTGTGCAGATCGATGAGCTTGAGCCTGCGGCCGAAGTAATGCTCAGATGCCTCTACGGTGCAAATGCGGTTGGGCGTCCACGGGAACCTTGTCACCTGCCCAATTCGTTTGCATTCAACCTCCAGCATATCGCAATCGAAAGAGATGTTGTGGCCGATAGAAGCTTCGCAACCAAGCCAGAAGTCTTTGATCTTCGGGAAGTGGACGGGGAATTCTCCTTTGCCTGCAAGGTCTTCGTCTTTGAGGCCAGTCACCCGGATGATCTCCTCGCTGAGTTTCTCTTTCGGGTCTATCAAGACTTCCAGCTCCTCCAAGATGTCGAACTCGTCGTTAATCCGAAGAGCGAACAGTTCGATTATCTTGGGTTGGATGCTCAATGGAGAATCCATGCTGGTCACGAAACCGGTGGTCTCCGTGTCAAATATTATCCGCATTCTTCCGCCTCTTGTCTCTGAGTTTCTGATTGTGCTTGTGGGTCATGGCGACCAGATGGAATGGATTGCAGCACAAGCGATTATTGCAGCTATGGTCCACTTGCTTGCGCGGGGGGATCGGTCCGTAGACTGCAGCATAGACCGTTCTGTGCACGCTGCAAGTTGCACCTTGGAAACTGAAGCGGCCGTACCCCCCGCCTCTCCCTGTTCCTGAGTGAGAGCCTTGCCATATCATGCAGCCTCCTTGCCGCTCGCACTTAGCGAAGATCGCAGAGAGAATCTTCCTGCGTCGGGAGATGCCCATGAAGAGGCAACTGGAGATGAAGTCTATCTGGTCAGATAGGTCGTCAGGCTCAGCGAAAATGGCCAAGGAAGCCTCGTTGGCTGCAGAGGAGCCGGGGCCACCGGCCGGGTCCGAAGCAGCGACGCTTTGTTGAGCTTCCTTGGCCATTTGTCAGTTCCCCTCAGCGAGCCTTGGTCGCGTCGGGAAGCTCCGCGTCCCGAAGAAGCTCTGGATGTTGAGCCTCTGCCTCAGCGTCCAGAGCAGCCACCATAGACAGATAGACGATCATGTCCTCAAGGCTGTCCTTGTGCCCGCCTTCGTAGTTGATTGCGTAACGCGTCAACTTCACGATCGCCAGCATGAAGAGGTGGAACTTGTTGTGGTCCTCAGGCGTCTTGAGTTCCAACCCCCCTGGGAACATCGCCGACATGATCTTGCCGACCATGCGGAAGTTGTCTTTGTACACGGCATTGCGTTCTGCGAACAAGTCTGCCATCTTGTGAAGAAGGTTGGTCGCGTAGGGAAGGCGGTCGTGGTTGGTCATTTGGCGATTTCCTTTATCCAAATGCGGAATTGATAAACCCAGAACCCTGCGACAATGAAGCAGTCGGAGTACGAATAGCCTTCTCCGCAAGCATCGTCCATGGTTTCGTCGAACGAGAAATTGAAGCCTGACCAGCGACACTTAATCCAGCCAAGCTTCTCGAAAGAGAGCTTCATGCTGCAATTTCCAGCCGTTCGATGACCTTGAAGTAGACACCAAGCAGGCCCTTGGTGTCGTAGATCGTGTAGCGGTACTTACGACCGGTCTGGACCAGGAACTCGTTGGTGTGGCTCTGGGTCTCGACCTGCTGGATGATCGGCGAACCGAACGTCCAATCCTTCAAGACGCCGGGAAGCTCTTGCCCCTTCTCGACGTGGCAGCCGACATGGCACAGTGCGCAGGAAGCGACGCTCCCGACGTCGGCATAGTTCATGCCTTCGGTATAACGCAGGATCTCGAGCTCGATCCCAAGGTCGTAGTTGAAGAGCAGCTTGGCAGTGTTGCTGCTCCTGGTTCCGCGAGGTTCTCCGGGATTGCGAGCTCCTCGAACGTAGCCTTCGGCGACTACGTGGTCTTCGACCCAGTTGGCTTCGGAGAGGCGAAGTTGCTTCTTGATCGCAGCCTCGTCCTCGTCGCTCCGAGCGAGGAAGGCGAGCTGATCGATCCGCAGCAGCCCAAGGAGAGGCGATTGTGCGGCGACTTTTGTCTGAAGGTGAGAGTACATGTTCAAGCTCCGTAAGGGATGATGGTGTTGGTGAGGTACTTGTGGCGCTGAGGCTCATAGAGCAGGAAGGCGATGAACTCTGCCAACGTTGCCGGGTCGGTCTCTTCGCCGGAAGGAAGAGCTCCGAGTTGGTAGGTTGCAGCCTGCTCAGGCGTCCATCCGCGCAAAGAAGGAACTTGCCCTTCAATGTAGGCTGACATTGCAGTACCTGCCAGCTTGTTGGGGCTGATACCGAAGACGCAGATGCCGTGGGTCTTCCTCAACTCGCGAGCAAGAGCCAACGTCGCGATATGAAAGGCACCCTTGCTCGCATTATAGAACGCCGAGTTGGTCATCGGCATATGGCTCGCGTTGGAGACGATGTTAAGGATTGCCCCCCGGCCGCGAAACCAGTTGTCGTCTTCCTGCCCACCAGCCGGGGGGCGTTTCCCGATCAGCTGTTGAGCCAGCATGAGCCCAGCCTTGACGTTGAGCCCGATCAGCTTGTCGAACATGGCGAAGTCGGCATTCTCGAACCAGTCGATGTAGTTGATGCCAGCGCAGTTGATCAAGATCGGGTAGATCTTCTCGTCATCCTTGAAGCACAGATCTTCCAGCAATTCTTTGGTGCAAGCCTTGACCCAAGAAGCAACATCCGCGCAAGCGGCTTCATCAGATAGGTCGGCAGACATCTCCCAGCGGCCAGAGACTTCGCTCTCCGGTCCGACAACCTTGAGCAAGAGGCTTGACCCAGTTTGATCAAGCCCGGAGCAAATAGCAGCGCCAAGGCCACTGTTAGCTCCGGTAACGACGACAACGTTAACCATCAGAAAGCTCCTTCTTGAACTTGCCAGACATCGTAGCCGATGTCCCTGAGGTGAGCGACGACTTTTTCTCTGTCGTCGAGGATGAGCACCGATCTTGGATCGATGTCGCTGGTGGACAGGAACTCATCCAAAAGTTCCTGCTTGAGAAGAGTATCTGATCGATAGTCTCCGTCCGGCCGCATCAAGATGCAATCGTACTCGTCGCTGAGGTGAAGGTCGCATTTCTCTGCAAGCCATCTGGCGGTTGCGCCTTCCGTATTGCGCGGCCGTCCAGTCAAGAAGACGACGATCGGTCCTGGCATGCCGGTAGACTTCAAGTCAGAGAGCATCTGCAAGAAAGCCCAAACCATAGGACGCGGTTCGTCAAGAGCAAGAAGGCTGTGGAACTCATCCCACTGGCCTGCTTGAGCAAGATGCTGTCGATGCTTTACGTCGCACAGCGTCCCGTCCAGATCGCAGAAGACGGCCTCAATCTGCTCGATGCCTGCCATCTCATTCTCCCTGCAAGATATCATCGACCTTGGCCAGCTTGATCATGATGTCGTGCAAGGCAGTTCGGCCGACATTGTCCTCGTTGCAGCCAGCGCGGATCGACGCCTTCAGATCCTCGACCGCAGCCTTGGCCAGCTCGTTCTTCGGCCGCAGGAAGAGCTCTGCCCAAGGCCACACCTCGACCAGAGCCTCACGCATCTCGCGAGCGATGACGTTGTACTCGCCCTGAGCCCGGTAGCTCTCTCGCTTCTGAACCAGATCGACCAGCATGCGCAGGTTGTACTTCGCGATCAGGTTGCAGTAGAGGTTCACCGGCAGCACGCCACGAGCGTCTTCGAGCTTGGCACCGTCCTTGACGAGGTTCTGGTAGTTGTCCATAGCCTCCTTCATCCAAGCCTCGAACTCGCCATGCAGGACAGTTCCCGGCTCGTTCGGGTTGTGCCAGCCCATTGCAGACATGTCGGTCACTCGCTGGGACTGCATGGCATAGGATGCGAAGAGGTCGCCGTCGATCGGTGTGAACCGGGTCCGGGTGATCTGCTGGGCGCAGGCACGGCTGATGTTCCGGATCGTGAAGGTAACGTCCAAGAACTCCCAGCTGGAGCGAATGGTCTTGGACATGTAGTCCAGCTCCTTCATCATCCAGTCCGGGTCCAGTTGGCAGCGGTGGAGAACTTCCTCGTAGCCTCCGGACGTCATCTCCAGCCGGGTTGACTTGGTGAAGATCAGAAGCGCGGCCGCTTCGACTGGATCTCGGTACGTTGCCGCGACGATGTCAACGTGATGGCGGGGGGTTGCAGCTTCCATGGTCATTCCTTGCCGATGATTGCGTTGTAATTGGATTCACCCCCGATGAGCTTGGCGATGACGCGTACGTCATTGACCAAGTCGTCGAGGAGCAGCTTTGGGCGCCAAGTCGCGAAGCGGCCGAGCGAGTAGATGCGGTGCTCAGAAGACAGCCAGATCACGAACCGCTTAACTGATTCGCGGTCAGCATGGCCGAGGTCTGCGATCTTCTGGTACTTCTGCTGATGGGCGAGGAGCTCTCTGCTCAGATCAGCGCGGTCCAGCCCGAAAGCTTCGCAGACTTGATCCACGACGAGGCCTTGGTCCGGACCGTCAGGCAGGGATCCGGAGCCTTCGATCGTGAGCTTGTCGCCTGTGATCGAAGCCCGATACCAGAGAGTGTGCTCTTGCGCCGAATACACAGTCGCGTTGACTTTGCAGTCAAGTGCAGGAGCGGCACCGGCTTTGATCGTCCATCCCGGAGACGAGACGAAGTTTGGCTTGTTGGGCCAGTTGAAGAGCTCCATCATCTTGTTGACGGGGATGGTAGAGATGACAGACGGCCGCTTGTCTCTGACCATCTCGTGCGACCACTCAAGGAAGCCGGAATCGTACTTGATGTCGGCAGTCACGGCCAGCCGCTGGATCATGTCCTGTGGAGCAACGTAACGCTCAACCGGCTTTGTATCTAGGATGGGGCGTGCGTGAATCTTTCCGGTCACCTTCTTGGAGTAAATGATGGCGTCGCGGATCGGGTTGCTGTTAGAGTCAGACAGCACGTGCTTGACGACGCTGACTCGCTCGAAAGGGATGTTGGTCGCATCGCCGACGGCACTGGACCGGAAGCGAAGCAGAGCGTGGTGGTTGTTCGGAAGAGCCGGTTGCTGTTCGTGGATCACCGGCGAACGATCGGCCAGCATGCGAGCCGCAATCAGGCCTGCCATTCCGGCACCGAAGATGACGAGTTTGCTCACAGTTCATGCACTCCAAACTCTTGCCGGAAGCGGTTCATGAACTCCGCCTTAGCGCGGGAAGGCGACCACTCTGGTATTGAAATCCAGGTAGGCTTGAAGGCAGAAGAGATTCCGGTCCACTCCTTCTCTCCCTTGCAGAGCAATGCGCGCTTCTCATCCAGCGCTATCCTCAAGTCGATCTCCTTGATGATCGGGGTCAATTCGAACTTCAGCTTGTACTTGGCGCAGATCGCAGCCCAGATCCTGCTGTCGAAATGCTTGTAACCCTCACCGAGCCTTGCTTTGAGGGGGCGAGGGATATCCTTGGCGTAGGCCTCTGGCGCGTCATGCAGCAAGCCTTGGCGAAGGGTCATGCGGTCCCCTGTCTCGCCAAGCAACGCGTCGTACACATGCACCGAGTGTTGAGCCACGGAGTAGTGCCAAGCCGTATGGCCACCGTACCGGCACTCCATGCTCAGCGAGTGAGCGATGTCCTCGATGCAGATGTCGGCCGAACTGAAGTCGTCGAAGTGGAAGGCGCGGCCGGTGTAGGTCTGGATCCAGTCGCCGTTGCGCTGGGTGTCTGGGTCGATGGTCATCTGTCGTCTCCTGATCCGCGTTGCGTGCCATCAAGGCTACGCTTGTAAAGCTTACGAAGGTTGATGTTGGCCGCTTCGTGAAGGGTGACTCCCAGCTCGTTGCAGATGGCAGAGAGATACCATAGCACGTCGCCGACTTCCTTGATAAGGTGCAGGCGACGGTCATCCGTAAGACCAGTTCCGGGAATCAGGTCCATCGCGTAACTGTGCTCGTAAGCTTCGCCGTCGCCAGGAAGCTCCAAGATCTTGACTAAGCCGTCATCCCTCATTGCCTTGCCGACATGCTCAGCCAGCTCTCCAGCTTCTCCGTTGAGCTTCAACGCGCAATAGGCCAGTCCCAGAGCAGTGCCCTGTCCGGGGTAGAAGGCTGACTTGGTGGCGGCATCTTGATAGTTATCGAAGTTGCCGTGAGCTTCTACTGCGGCAATATCTTCGGCGCTAACGGTATTGATCGCGCTCATTTCTTCTTCCCCTTGCTGTCGGGTTTCTTGACCTTGGCTGACTTGCCGTGCCAGATGCCTGCATCAGTGACGGCAGAGCCGAAACCCTCGTCGATCTTCCGGCGAAGCCATGCACCAAGCTGGGACGCATGGACGCCCAGCTTCTCCTCGGCAGGCATGGTGCCAAGCTGCAGGCTCGCCCGGAGACGCTCGATCAGATCGACCTGCTCATTGGTCAGCCGGGGGGCAGGAGCGTCGTCGTCTTCAATGACGTCCACGATCGGATCAGGCAGGCCGAGGAAGCGACGAAGTGCGGGAGCACGCGGATCGTTCGGGATGAAGGTGATGTTGAATTCCTCCCCCAAGATCTCTTCGATACCGAGCGGTCGCAGAGCGTTGAGTGTGTCGTTACGCTTCTCACGGTCTTTGGGCAGAGCAGAGTTGACTGCCGTCTCCAATTCCACAGTGATCCCGGTCTCTGGATCACGCCAGATCTCGGTGCCCATCTCGCGCAGCAAGTCAGGGAAGGTCTCCGTCTTGATCTTGCCAATCTTGGACTTGAGGCCAGATTCGAGCTCAGTGACCTGAGCGTACTCTTCTTCAAGCCCCATCAGCTCCTTGAAGGTCGAGATGACGCGGCTCGTCGTGGACTGGTCATCTGAGGTCTGCGGCAAATCGCCATCAAAGAAAGCTGCGTCATCTTCTGCCATCGGTCGTCTCCTTGGTTGAATTTGGTGGCCGTCTCTCCGGCCTGTCACGGATCTATCTCCGTCGTCTAACCCCTAGGTGCTGGCTTGGGGAACGGTAGGCCAGCTAACAGGTCCTGCGGACTCTTCGGGATGCTAGGTCAAAGCCCACAAGGTTTGGGCAAGGTTGGTAGGTAGCGAGTTCAGGTACAAGCGTACTCAAAACTCGCTACCTTGGTTTCCCATAAAGAACAGGGAGTTACATGCGACCGCCAGAGTCGACGTTTCCGCCGGAATTGCGACCGGCTTGGCCGTCCGTCTCGCCGATGGTGACGTCGACCGTCATATCGCCTTCCTGAATGGTCCGGCTGATCTCCTTGCAGGCGTCGAGGATGGCGCGACCTTGCGGCAGCTCCTGGATCCGCTCTGCAGGCTTGTGCTGCCAGACGAACCACTCGTTGCCGTCGAACTCGCGAAGCCGGGTCGACATCTCCCAGACGCGATAGAACATCGGCGCGGGTTGAATGCCCTTCGTCGGGTGCATGTACTTCTCGTCGCGGATGCCGGCCAGCAGTTTCTTGGACGAGGTGAACTGGGTCTTGCCCATCCCAATCCATCCGGTCGCCAGAGTGTCGGGATCGACCACATACCACGTTCCGGTGATCACCAGTTCGTTGCCGCGAGGCGTCCAGAGCGAATTGTTCTCTTCCCAGATCTTGCATTCGCCCACGATCGAATCGTCGGTGCCGTAGTCCTTGAACAGCCCGCCACCAACCGGCTTCGGAAGGCCTTCGATCGGGCAAGGCTTGTCGCGGGGGGTCCACTCGATGTGACGCCGTTGGTAGTAGGCAAAGACCAGCCGCTGGCTGTCCATGACCTTGCCGGATGCGGTGTTGAAGATCATGCCCATCTTCGCGCCTTCGACGTATTCGTCCTTGCGCGAGTTGACCTGCGGCGACAGGCCCTGAAGAATGGTGTAACGCGGAAGAGTCACGTCAGCAGAGGTGACATCCTCCATGCCGGTCTGGATGCCGAAGAAGTCGTCGTCGTTGAAGTTGGCGACCGACGTCGAGGTCGGGTTGATCGCGATCTGGTTCTTCGGATCAGCGTCTTTCGCTTCGATCTGCTTATCTTCAGTCTTGGGTGCCATGTGGCGTCTCCTTGGTTGTGGCTTTGCAGCCGTACGTCGTCAAACCGGAAGCGGCTTGGCGGGTTGGAATTCGCATGCGAGGAAGCAGTGCCAGCCCTGAGAGAGAAGCTTGCCAGCAAGCCCGCTCTCGCCCTCATTGCCGGGATAACGCACAGGCAAGTCGAACTGAGCGACTACCTTGCGGGTTTGGTCGGGATATTCATAAGTCTCTTTGCAGGGACGCACTATGGCGCATCGACCGTACAACTCGACCACAGGCCCGATGTACGAGCCGTACCAGTATTCTTCCACGTCATCTCTCCTTAAGGCCGGCAAGCCGTCGGGTTTCGTCTACGCTAGGCAAGACCTCAGCGATTGAGATCCGGGAGGATAAGACCGGGAGATCTTGCCTAGCGGTGGAGACGAAGCCACACCGTCTTTATCGCCCATGCGTCTCGCATAAGCACGCAATATTTCAGGGAATCTTGTTGCCCTTGAGGCTTACAGCTCACTCTTGCTCTCGAGCAAGAAAGGCTTGCGCGACGGAGCCCCATCGCGCTCGTAGAGATCTGCAGTCTTCCGCGCTCCGTTCTGCACAAGCAGCACCGTATCGCCTTCGAGTGCTTTGAAGCTCATGCCGGATCCCCCTGAGCTTGTTGCTTTGTTCCGCACTCTGCTCGGCTGCATCCCGGCAGGCACCTGAACTCCGACAGGGCGCAGCTGATCTGGCAGAAGTGGTACTTGGTCACCTGCCCATGATTGTAGCAGAAACGCGACCGCTTGAGCCGGTGCAGGACGAAGAGGCCCGACGGCGGGCGTCTTCGCCAGATGGCAGCCTTGGCCTGCAACTCATCGAGGAAGGTCGAGGAGCAGGCGCGAGCGGGACCGCTACTCGAGATAAACTCAGACTTGGCCATCATTCGATTTCCCTCTGTATCGCCGCAAAGAGCTTGGCAGCGGTGTGCATGTCGTCGTCCTGCAGCTCCTCTCCCTCGGAGACAGCCTTGAGCAGCCCCAGCAGCTCTTCCCAATCGCGGTCAGGCAGCTCCACTCCGGTTGTCGGCTCCTTCTCTAGGTTGGCTTCGTAGCTGGACTGGAAGATCCTTAGAGATTTGCCCAGACGCGGAGACCGGCCGTGGATAGATCTGAGCAGGCCCATGAAGGCTCTGGATGCCTCTCCTTCGCCGTCGAAGGATAGCTCTGATGCTTCGAACGTCGGAGGGCTGGCCTCATCGTCGCTCACCAGCGTCGAATGCAGAATCTCCTCCGAATCTATGCTATGCTGGAAGAGCTGGCCAATAGCGTAGATCAAGCTCCAAGAGTTCCCTGCCGTTCGGTCTTCTGTCAGCTGCACGTAAGGGTGCTTGAAGTCGTAGGTCAGCTTGGCCGGATAGCGCAGATCGTAGACTCGGATGCCGCGATAGTAGAAGTGCTTGGACTCACCGGCGTAGATGTCAACCGTAGGACCAGAGCAGAGCAGCTTGAGGTCAGGGGGAAGGAAGGCTTCGCTCTCCAGCACAGCCTCACGGAAGCCGGGGCAGTCAACGGTGATCGTCGTGCCGTCGAACCTACAGTCCCCCTCAAGAGGTTCGTGGAGAGTCACCCCCCCGCTCGTCTCTCGCGTTGGACTCAAGCTCTCGGTAGGCTTGCCACAACTCCCAGTTGCGGCCGTAGTTGAGAGTGAACGGAAGCTGCCTAGAGCTCATCCACCGCGCCAGAGTTCCGTGACGCTTGCGCATGCGCACGGTCTGGAGCTCCTTGCCACGGAAGTCCTTCTCGTGCACGTAGAACTCGTACTCTTCAGTCTCGATGAAGAGTCGAACCGTGCCGCCATGACGCAAGATGACGGCCACTGCGTACTTGAGTCCTGTGCCGAATTGGCCGATCGGGTTGTCTACGACCTTGACGTTGGCTCCCATCATCGTGAAAGCGTCCAACGGTATACGGCTGGGGGTCCAGAAGGATACAGTCATGCCCAAGATCTTTCTTTGTGTTTGGTATTCAGGGTTGGTTCAGAATCCGGCTTAGGCGATTCAGGCAAAGACGGTTCGGCGAAAAGGAAGAAGGAAGCTGCACCGATCGCATAAAGCAGCACAGAGAGCAGGAAGATTCTGCGGCCGGTGCTCATGCCCCGCCGCTCGGACGCAGCGTCACGGGCCGCAAGGGCTGCTGCGTGGTCGGCTGTAGCGATGGTCCTGTGGTTAAGATCAAGGTCACCAAAGCCGCTAATGCTCATTCTCCGCACTCCCCGACATAAGCAAACGCCCCATCGTCGGGGCAGTATTGGGCAAGCCCACGACCGATAAGATCGTTGCGCCAGTCTGATGTGGCCGCAAAAAACATCAGCACCGCACTGACAGCCGCGCCGACAAGCAAGCCGAAGTTGAAGGCTATTCCCTCGTCGCTCATTTCGTCTCTCCGATCTCTGCCAAGAGGGCGCGGGCTTCGTTTGCGGTCCCGTGGTGCCGTTTCAAAACTACCGCGACCCGGTTGTAATAGGCATCCCAATTCGTTGTGCCGATTTCGCCTTCAACGCCTTCGCGCTTGGCAATCTGCATTGCTGAGCGCAGCAGATCATTGTGATCGGTCAGCGCAGCCACCAGCCGCGCCTCTCGGTCGTTGGTGGCGGCGGGGCGGCGGTTCCATGCAGCGATGGCTTCATCGCCAGTTGCTTGCCAGCCTGTTTCTGTTCCGCAACCAAGGCAGCGAATCCATGATGAATCATCGTGCGGTGGCTGGACCTCCCCGCAGAACGGGCACGGCATCAGGTCTTGGTCACTCATGGCTTGTCTCCTGTGAGGGCGGCGCGACACTTGTCCAGCGGATATGGCTCCCCGTTCGCTGTAGAATGAAACGCCATGTATTCAACTGCGGCGGAAAGCGCATTCCGCAGCCGTGCGTTCTCGGCCACTGCGTCCTTCAGTTTCTGATCCTGATTATCCTGCAACTCCAGCAGGCGCTCGACTTGCGCCTCTGCGGTTTCGGCGGCTGGCACATACCGCACATTGTCGGCATAGGCTGTGATTGGGGCGTCATAGGTCGCGTCCCACGGCTTGTCGCTGACGCCACCAAGATAGGTGCGTTCGCCCTCGTAGATGTCCCAAAAGGTAAGCCAAATCTCTTTGGGCTGAGTGTTCCCCTTTGCGGTCTTCGCCACGGCCTCCGGAGTGATGTCGATGGTCACGATTTCATGTCCCATATCCTGCTGTAATCGAAAGCTTGCTTGCCACCTTTGGTGCCGGGTCCGGAGATCTCTCTGCGTTTCTGCACGTGGCTGAGGAATGAGCTTCGGCGAACCCAGGCAGAGGTGCATTGCTCAGCCCCCAAGAGCTGTCTCTTGGCAACGTACAAGCCGTGGCCTCTGAGGCCTGCAACGAATTGGCGAGTCATCTTCTTAACTCCTTCTGCTGATCCACCTTCGTCTTGAATCGCAGCCACCATATCGGTCATGTTGCGGAAGCGTTCCCAAGCTTCGCTGACGTGCATCCAGATCGGCTCGATGCCTTGACGCTCTTGGGCCTCTTTAAAAGCGGTCGCGGCCGCTTCTACTGCAGCGTCAAACTCGTACTTGACTGAGGGGCTCATGAACCTCATTCGACGCCTCCATAGCTGAGGTTGTTGCCGCGACGAGTGCTCTCCTCGAAGCGGTACGCGAGGCGTTTGCCCGGCGTCCTCGGTGCGTCGTACTCGGTTCCCAAGAGAGCTTTGACTGCGTTGGGGGGTAGAGCGAAGGAATGCGCATTGACGTACTTGGTCAAAGTCCTCGACAGCCTGATCCCAAGAGAAGGAGCAGAAGCTCCAGGCAAGCGAACAGGTACGCAGTCAATCACTGTAGCGTAGATGCCGGCAGACATGAGAGCCTGCAGCTGCTTCTTGGCTACAGAGACTCTCACCCCGACATCGAGCTCCACGTGGTAGTGCAACCCGGCCGAGTTAAAGGTAGCCGCCAGCAGTTGGCACGGCACGTCGTGCGGTCCATAGTCGGCACGGTCGAAGGGCAAGAAGGATAGCTGGGATGGCGGCTTGCGCGAACCACGGTCAGGGGGGTCTTCGTCATTCATCGGTAAGCCTCTCGTTTGGGCGACGTGCCTGAAAAGGATAGGCCGAATGAGACGCATAGGCACGCGAAATAATAACAATTGTTGCGAGAAAGTGGATCAAAGAGCACAAGCAATGGTGCGCATTGCAGGGCGAGAGTTGCAAGTTAAAGGGGTCATTAAGCAAGATAAACGTGATTATCGCGCGATAACATGGAGATAGCCAAGAAAGCAAAAAGTTGTATGGATTGCAAAAAGTCGTATGGGTAAAATCGATAGGTCGCCAAGAAGCGATGAGAAAACAGCAGGTTGCGCGGCAATAGTCCTATAACGCGGGTTCCCCCGGTGAAAAGCTTTTTAGCCGGGGATTTGTATAAAGATAATAATTGTTATTGAAGGGCTTCTTTAAACCTTTATCCAAGAGAGAGAAACAGGGTTTATCCGACTATTGCCGGCTAAGTGGCCGATAACGCTGAGCTTCTTGGCGTCCTATTGAATATTACATAGGTCGAAGAAACAGATGAAAGAGACT